AGTGTTAAATTCTGGTAAAGGTAATCAGTGGTATGGTTACAACGTTGTTAAAGAAGGACCTGTAAAAGATCCTTCTATGTATGAACGTGCTAAGACATTTTACACTAGTTTAGCTAGCAAATAGTGTGAATAGTGGGCGGTAAAGGGAGACTGTAGCCGCCCACACTATAGAGTGGAAATGGTAGAATTAGATAAATTTATAAAAATATTTGAAGGCTTAACTACTGCCTACGGTCAAACTATCAAAACAGATCAGTTTAGCGAAAAAGGTAAACATAAAACTAAATCATTTACAATATCAAATCCTGTAACAAAAAAATTATGGAGAGAACACTTAGAGGGTAAGGACCCTGCATTAGGTATCGTTCCTATCAACAAAGAAAATAAATGTAAATGGGGTTGTATTGATATTGATACATATCCATTTGATCATAAAAAATTTATACAAAAATTAAAACAAAAAGATATTCCTATGATTGTTTGTAGGTCTAAATCTGGTGGTGCACACGCATTTTTATTTACAAAAGAATTTGTACCTGCAACTGTAATGCGAGTAAAATTAAAATTAATTGCATCTGCGATGGGGTTTGCAGGTGTAGAGATATTTCCTAAACAAGATTATATAAGAGTAGATAGAGGAGACACAGGAAGTTTTTTAAATTTACCTTATCACGGCAACGGTAGAACAGTTAGATATGCGTATGGATTAGATGGTAATACTCTTACACTAGATCAGTTTTTTAATCTACATGAACAAGTATCTTTAACAGTAGAAAAATTAAATGAATTTAAAATAAAAAATAATGAAGAAGATAAAGATCATTTTCAAGGAATGCCTCCTTGTTTAGTTACTTTATTAAGTGATGGAGTTCCAGACGGACAGAGAAACAACTGTATGTATAACGTAGGTGTGTATTTAAAAAAAAGATATCCAGACAAAGATGAATGGCAAAGTCATATGTTTACTTATAATAGACAGTTTATGACTCCTCCATTAGACGCAACAGAGATAAATACTTTGATTGGATCATTGGATAGCAAAGAATATAATTATAAATGTAAGGATGAACCAATACATAGTTTTTGTGATTCAAAAAAATGTGCATTACAAAAGTTTGGTGTTGGAGATAATACACCTCCACCAGAGATAGCAGAGATTAGAAAATATGATTCAGATCCACCAATATATTTTGCATCCATAGATGGTGAAAGCGTTGAGGTAGATGACGCAACATTACACGATCCAGAAAAGTTTTCACTAGCGTGTATGAATCAGATAGGTAAGCCAATGATGCCTGTGGCCAAACACGTATGGCGTAGATTACTAATAAAATTATTTGCAAACTTAGAGACTATACCTGCACCAGAATCTTCTAAATTAGATGTGCAGCTAAAAGAAATACTGGCAGATTATATAAACAAAACTCCAGGTAAAGAGCTTAAAGATGTCATGCGAGGGATTGCATTTACAGATACAGACGGTTTTACATATTTTAAATTTAAAGACTTTTGGAAATTTTTACTAAAAACTAAGTCTTGGGCTGAACGAACATATCCTAAACAAAAGACAATGAGACTATTACAATCTTTATTTGAAGCAAGAGAAGATACTCCTAAGATAGGTGCTAAATCTGTAAGAGTATTAAAAATGCCTACAATTAAATTAGAAAGACCTAACCCTAGAATAACGAAAGTAGAAAAATCGCCATGGCTATAGTAAAAAAAATAATGGGTCCTCCTGGAACCGGTAAAACATACAGACTAATAAATCACTATTTAAAAAAAGAATTAAATGATTATAATACTGATCCACAAAAAATAGTGTATATCACATTTAGTAAAGCTGCTGCAGAAGAAGCAGAAGAGAGAATTGTAGAATTATTTCCAAATAAAAAGTTAAAATATATATCCACTATGCATGCAATGGGCACATCTGAGTGTGGCATAGACACTAACACTAGATTATTAAAAGGTAAAAAATGGAATCGTTTTAAACAAGAATATCCAGAATGGGGTAATATTTCTTTTGAAACAACTGTAGACTCTGCGGGTAATCCTAGATATCAAAATACTCACTTGCAAATAATACAATATGCTAGATCTAAATTAATACCTATGGAAAGTGCTACAATAGAATTACAAAAGCATCATGATATAGATGTAGATACGACAATACAATTAGAAACAGACTTAAAATCATATAAAGAAGGATCTAAAATGATTGAATTCTACGATATGATTAACCAGTTTGTCGAGGAAGAAAGATGTCCTCCACTCGATGTCATCTTCCTCGATGAAGCCCAAGACCTTAGTCCACATCAATGGAAATGTTTTGATTATATAAAATCTAATTGCAAAAGAGGATATATGGCGGGGGATGATGATCAAACTATATATGGGTTTCAAGGTGCAGATCCTAATTGTTTTATGCTTCAAGAAGGTGAAAGAGATGACCAAGAAATATCGAGAAGGGTTCCAAAATCTGTGCATAGAGAGGCAGTAAAAATTTTAGATAGACTTAGTGTAAGAATTAAAAAAAATTGGATACCCAGAGATGCTGAAGGAGAAGTTTATCATAATACTATTTTAGAGGAATTAGATTTTTCTGAGGGTCATTGGATGATATTAGCTAGAACTAATAAATTATTAAATAACATATCAGAACATTTTTATTCTTTAGGTATAAGGTTTAGCGGTAAGACTAATAAACATCTTCCTAATGATATATTAGAGGTATATCAAATCTGGACACGATTAAATCAAGGAGCAATCGTCTCTTCAGAGGAGGCTGAGAAAGTATATAAGTATTTAGTGGTTAAGAAAGGTCATATAGCAAGAGGTTATTCAGATGGTAAAAGTGTGCAACGAGAAACAAGTGTAGATTTACAAAAATTAAAAAAGGATCATGGTTTGCTAATAGAAGGGGATTGGAAACAGTTACACTTCCCAGAAGAAACAAAAGAGTACATGCAGACATTATTAGAAAGAGGGGATGACTTAATGACTAAACCAAAAATACAATTGTTAACTTTACATGGATCTAAAGGTAAGGAATGTGAAAATGTTTGTTTGTTTACAGACTACGGCACTGAAGGGCAAGATGAATTTATTTATAGATCAGCATATGAAGATCCGGATCCAGAACATAGATTATTTTATGTTGGAGTGACTAGAGCAAAAGAAAGATTATTTATAATGCAACCATCCTCAGAATATCACTATATCATAGGAGATCCAATAGTATGAGAGACGATTTAATGGTTCAACAACAGGTTGGAAATGATTGGCAACACATGGTAGGTGTTATCTGTTTAAATCAGACGGGACGTAAAAAAGTCAAAAAAATATTACCAAAATTTTTTGAGAAATTTCCAAACGCATTTAGACTACTACAATCAGATAAGGAAACAATAGCGGAGATGTTAGAAGAATTAGGAATGAAACATGTACGAGCACATAGAATTTGGAGAATGTCAGAGGACTATTTAAAATGGGATGGCAATGATGCTACAAAATTATTTGGTATAGGTAAGTATGGTAGTGATAGCTACGAGATATTCTACAAGAATAGGATACCAGATAACGTCCAAGATAAAGAACTTAAACGATATATAAAGGAGGAATTAGATGACTAACAAAGATATATTTAAAGGAGTTGAGTATGATTCGTTAGAAAAGCAGGTAGGCGGAAAACACTATCGCTCGATGAAGATTCAACCAGCAGAGTTTATAAACGAAAACAAGTTGCTTTTTGCGGAGGGTAACGCTATAAAGTATATCTGTAGACATCAATCTAAAGGAAAAGAAGAGGACGTGAAGAAGGCAATCCATTATTTAGAGATGATATTAGAAAGAGATTATAGTTAATGTTTGAAGCACAAACCGAATGGATAAGTCCAGAATCTTTTCCTGATTTAAAAAATCACAAGTATATTGCGATTGACTTAGAGACAAGAGATCCTAATTTAAAATCAAGAGGATCTGGTGCACTAATAGGTGATGGTGATATTGTAGGTATTGCCGTAGCGGTAGAGGGTTGGTCTGGTTACTATTCTTTTGGTCACAAAGAAGGAAATTTTTTTGATGAAGCTGTGGTCATGCGGTGGATAAAAGAGGTGTGTGCATTACCAAATGTAAAACTATTTCATAATGCAATGTATGATGTGTGTTGGTTGAGAGCGTATGGTGTTAAAATAAATGGCCATATTGTTGACACAATGGTCATGGCTTCATTAGTAGATGAGAACAGATTATGGTATTCACTTAATAGTTTATCCATAGATTATCTTGGACAAGTAAAAGATGAGACAGCGCTAAGAACCGCTGCTGATAAAGCAGGCATAGATGCAAAGTCTGAAATGTGGAAACTACCTGCGATGTATGTTGGTAAATACGCTGAAAAAGATGCAGAATTAACTTTAGCTTTATTTAAAAAATTATCAATAGAAATTAAAAAACAAGATCTCACAAAAGTATTTGATTTAGAGACACAATTATTTCCCTGTTTAATTGATATGAAATTTAAAGGCGTTCGCGTAGATGTTGAAGCAGCTCATAAATTAAAGAAACAATTAGCATTACAAGAAGAAAACATACTCCTAGAAATAAAAAAAGAAACAGGACTAGAGCCTCAAATATGGGCAGCAAGATCGATCGCCAAAGTATTTGATGAACTAAAATTAGATTATGAAGTAACCGCGAAAACAAAAGCACCTTCCTTTACTAAAAATTTTTTACAAGAACATTCAAATCCTATAGTTCAAAAAATAGCAAAAGCTAGAGAAATTAACAAAGCTCATACTACATTTATAGATACGATTATCAAGTATCAATACAAAGGCAGAATACATGCAGATATTAATCCCATTAGAGGAGATAGTGGAGGCACTGTAACAGGAAGATTTAGTTACTCTAATCCAAACCTCCAGCAAATCCCAGCGAGAAACAAGCAGCTAGGACCTATGATAAGATCACTATTTATACCAGAGAACAACCATAAGTGGGGATGTTTTGATTATAGTCAACAAGAACCAAGATTAGTTGTACATTATGCAGCTACAAAATTTAAAGGTGATGACGAGGTTTTAGAAATAGTAGATCGTTTTCAAAAAAACACTGTAGACTTTCATCAAATTGTTGCAGATATGGCTAAAATATCTAGGACACAAGCTAAGACTATTAATCTTGGATTGTTCTATGGTATGGGTAAAGCTAAACTACAAGCAGAGTTAGGTCTATCTACAAAGGATGAGGCTACAAAATTATTTAATAAATATCACGACAGTGTTCCGTTTGTAAAAGATTTAATGGATGCAATATCTAGAGATGGTTCAGCATTTGGATACATAAAAACTTTTGGTGGTAGGAAATGTAGATTTAATAAATGGGAGATAGCAGAATGGAACAATGGTAAATTTACTGCACCCATGAGCAAGGCAGATGCAGAGGCAGCATATTTTGAAAAATATCCTAAAGCTGAAAAAGCAAATATAAGAAGAGCATTTACTTATAAGGCTTTAAATAAATTAATACAAGGATCTGCTGCAGATATGACTAAACAGGCGATGTTAAATCTGTATAGAGAGGGCATTGTACCACACATACAAATACATGATGAATTAGATATTTCCGTAGAATCAAAAGAACAGGCTAAAAAAATTATTGAGATTATGGAAGAAGCTGTTAAATTAAAGATCCCTAATAAAGTTGATTATGAACTAGGAAACAATTGGGGAGAAATAAATGGATAACAAAAATGGCATATTTAAATGTAAACATACCACCCACTTATGCACAAATAAAAAGAGAGTATTTATATGACTTACAAGGACATCATGGAGAAGTTGAAGATTGTATTATCTTTGGTATTAGCGCTCTTACAGGGAGGGCTATACTATTTCACGCTATCATGGAAAACGGCGCAATATTTTATCGCTTGCCAATTAGCGCGTTTATTCAAAAGGGATTTGAGCCATCCAGAGTGCCCACAAGAAGACTTGATGAATTACAGCTTTGGAATTGTTTTTCTTATTATCCTTCTGTTCATCGTTGGGATATCTTAGACGGACAGGCCGGTAAGTATATAGGAAAAGACAAGAAATGGCATCCAGGTAAATATTTATTTACCGTTGACTTTGCACATCCAGAGAGTAATATACTTGATACTGATCATTCCGAGATCCCGCACGAACATAAGTGCGCACACATAATTGCACTAGATGATGGCAATTTTGCAGCACAGCCAAACAACAGATGTATATGGGATATACCTTCTTTCACTGTGAAAGATGAGACTCCTGACTGGAAAGTGCAAACTAATGAATGGAACGTAGAAGATAGCAGAGCTTGGAGAACAGAAGATACTGATAAATTTTTCTATGAGATTGAGGAAAAGAGAACGTATAAAAAAAGAAAAGATTATGACACGGACATATCTTATGAAAACGAGGTTGATAAAAATAATGGAGATTAGTAGGATGAACTATTATTTTACAGGCATACTTATTATGTTAATGACATTACTTGCTTTCTGTGGTGGACCTGCACGCGCAGGTTCTACTCAAACCAATACCTCTGGATCTAATACTGCTATTGAAGGAGGATATACATCAACAGCAACCACAACATATCAATCAGGATCTAGTTCAACAAGCACAACAAACAATACAACAAATTCGGATATTAAATCATCACCTCCATCAGCGTCCGCACCATCATATAATTCTATGACACAGGATGTATGTAGTACAGGTGCATCTGTTGGTGTTCAAACATTTGGTTTGGGCTTTAGTGGTGGTAAACATTTTATAGATAAAAATTGTGAAAGATTAAAATTAGCAAGAATACTTAATGACTTTGGTATGAAAGTTGCAGCTGTGGCTATACTATGTCAAGATGAGAGAGTATTTGAGTCCATGATTCAAGCAGGCACACCGTGTCCGATTGATGGCAAAATAGGTAAAGAAGCTCAAGTATTATGGTCTAAGTATGATAATGAAAGACCAGACTATGATATATATGTTAAACGTATGAAGGCCAGAGAGAAAAAAGAAGAACAATTAAAAAAACAAAGATTAAAAGAAGAATTAAAAATGTCAAAGGAATTAGAAAAAGTGGATGAAGAGACTGCCAGAGAGATAGCAAGAAAAAAGAAAACTATAGAGTGGAAGGAGCCTAAATGATAGATAAATTTTTATATAAAATTTTTGGTGGCATAGATCGTTTGTGTGAGATAATTGCAACGAAACTTGCTGGTCCAAGATGTCAGTGTAGTAAAAAGAAAAAATGAGTAAACAACCATTAACAATATCAGAATCGGCTGCCGTGCAGATGCCGATGAAGACCGTAGCTAGTTTAATTATTCTCGTAGCAATGGGCGTATTCGCATACACTGAGCTAACGGCTAGGCTGGTATCGTTAGAGACATCAAGAGAATTATTTGAAAATGATTTGCTTAAAAAATCTGAGCAAGTACCTGTGGACCAGGAGCAACATTTTTTATTGGAAGATCTTTATAAAAGTGTAGAGAAAATGGAAGAAACTCAAGAGATGAATATGACTAATAAAGTTAATATAGAATTTTTAAGAGAACAATTAGATAAAGCATTAGCTGATATTGAAGATTTAAAAGATAAAGTAAGAGCTAATGGAAAGAGTGCACACTAATGACAGAATTAATTGTAGCCCTACTTATGATTATTAATGGAGAGATTAAAGAAGCTCGTATACAACAATCAATGTCAGAGTGTTTAAAAGGTAAAAGGATTGCAATGCGTGATGCAAAAGATTCTATAAAGTATCAATGTATAAAATCTATGGCAGAATTAGAATTAAATATTGATGGATCTAAATCAATTAAAAAACTCATACTAGAATGAGATGGCTGATAGCATTCTTATTTCTATTCACTGTTGTCAATGCTGAAGAGATAACAACAGGTAATCTGATCACGAACGGAGATTTTGAGACAGGCAATGCTAACGGTTGGACCACGTCTGGCGATGTTCAGGTATTAAATGATTGTTGTGAATTGAATGGTGTATCATCAAACTATGATCTGGAGTTTGGAGATAGTGGATCTATCAACCAGGATTTCAATCTATCCACCAACACGATAACACAGGACATGTTGGACAATGGTATAACATTAAATTCAAGTATAGACGCACAGAATGGTGAGTGTGGTGTTGCAGGCTGTTGGGGTGGACAGGGACCAGCTGACACATTCACAAATGTCTTAACAATCAAAGATGATGATGGCAATGTACTTGCATCCAATACAACAATCAGAACAGACACGACCAGCATAGATGGTGCCATCTTTACGGATACATTAATATATAATGGTGCAGGGTCGAATGTTGGTAATATAAATCTATCAGGAACAGACGCTAACGCTCCTAATTATCTTGGTGGACCTAACCTGGATAACATATCAGTGACCATGACTTATGACGATTCAGTCCTGTCAAATGAGTTGGTACAGGAGATAGGTAATATATTTGAGGAGTTAGAGGAGGAGATATTTCAAGAGTTTACATTTGAGGAGATAGAGGAGATATTCGAGGAGATGGTAACATTTTTTGAGGAACCACCATCAATGCAAGAGATGCCGATGGAGGAGGAGATAGTTTTCAAACCTGTCCTGATGGTGATCGAGGAGATGCCGATGGAAGAGGAGATGATAATAGAAGAGATGCCTATGGAAGAGATGCCGATGGAGGAAGAGATGAAACCCACATTCTTTACCATGGCCGGACCTGCAGAGGAGGAGATATACCAGGAGACAGAGGAGTTGATAACAGAATTTTTACCTATTGCTACAGAAGAGGAGGAGATGCCTCAAGAGGAGATGGTAGAGGAGGAGCCTGTCATGGAAGAGGAAACACCAAGAGAACCAGAATCTATGGCTTCCGCACCGAGAGAGGAAATGGTTGAAGAAAAACAAGAAGAAGTTATAGAGGAATCAAATGAGGAAGAGATCAAAGAAGAGAAACCTACTAGCGAGACTCCTAAAAAGTCCGCTGTTCAAACAAAAAAGATTGCCAAACAAAAAGCTATACAACAGAAAAAAGCTCTCGTTAAAAATCTAACAAAAGTTATGGAAAAGGTCGACAAGGATATAAAAAATATATCTAAAAATCTACAAATAAAAAATATAATCAAGATGAAAGCCATGACCACGGATCAGGTATCATTGGACAAGTATCAGGCGACATCGTTTTATAAGCCAAAAGATATATATCTAGATCAACTAAATATCGTGGATAATAGGTTAATTTATTCTGATAAGAGTCTTGCAAGTTATATTCAAAATGATAAGATGGAGATCAAAGCACGTAAACTTCAGGAGATAAGATCACGTAAACAACAGATCTTGATGGAGTTGGAGGTACTTAAAAATGGATAAAATTAAAAATCAATTAGCAGGTGTTGCAGCACTACTTGGTGTTATTGCAGCTATCGGTGGCGGATTTGTAAAATATGGCGAGATAGTAACAAAACTAGAGGCATTGGAAGGTGCGTCTGGTGGTACAGACTGGTCAGCTCAGATCGCAGTGTTGGAGGAAAAAGTATCTGCATTAGAAAATGTGGACACAACACATGAACATCCTGTTGAACATTCTCATACAAAAACTTTAATAAACGAAAAACAAATAGAATTACTTAAGGTACAAATAGAAGAGATCAAGGCTGCCTCTTCTAATCCACTAGCAAATTAATTTGATGAATCTTTCACGGAACTTCACTCTTCAAGAGTTAATAAAATCGGACACAGCGATACGTAAAGGTATTGATAATAATCCTAACGCAGATCAGATTGAAAAATTAAAAGGGTTATGTGAAAATATTTTACAACCGGTACGTGATCACTTCGGCAGGGTCAAGGTGACTAGCGGATTCCGTAGCGTGGATTTATGCATGGCCATCGGTAGCTCGGCCAGATCGCAGCATGCAAAAGCTGAGGCGGCAGATTTCGAATGTATTGGTGTTGATAATGCCGAACTTTTTGATTGGATTAAATCCAACCTTGAGCCAGATCAATTGATACTTGAGTTCTATACTCCGGGTGAACCCAACAGCGGATGGATTCATTGCAGCTGGATACCTGAAGGTAGACGTGCATCATTCTTACATGCCTATAAATCAGAGGGTAAAACAAAATATAAACCTCTAATGGGTAAAGCGAAAGATTTAGTATGACCAAGAAAAGCAATATATTTGCAGAGATAATAAAAAGAGCTAAGATGGTTGATGGTGTATGTCCACACTGCACAGAGCACACATTATTGATATCTGTCGTACAAGATTACTACAGGTGTTTAAATTGTGGTGGAGATATAGAGCAAAGAGTAAATGGCAAAATAAGTTACTTGCCTGTTGATTTATCAGTGAAAGAAATAACAGAAGATGGCCAAGAAATCTAAAGGTCTATACTCAAAAATAGAACACGTTCCAGTGTTCCATAAAACTTCGATTGGACGCAACCCTAGCTTGTGTAAAATGAACAAATCAAAAAGGAGGCAATTTAAAGCCTACAAAGGCCAAGGACGTTGACAAATATCAAATAATATCCTATATATAAAGTATGAAAACAGTAACATGTAATCTACTAAGAAAGAATGAGAAAACAAGTAAAAAGAGAACCGTTACCTTGGATGTCGAGGGTATATCGCAGGGACAATGGTCTGTATTCTTATTAGAATTAAATCTGATGAGAAAGGCATGGAAACCATACGGTGTGGAGGTAGATTTAAAAGCACCCAATATAAGAAAAATAATAACAATAGGTACAAGTTATGGAGAAGCTCTTAGACAGAATAAACGAAACAGCTATAAATTATCAAAAAACAGGGGACGAAAAATATAAAAAACTTTGGTATAAATTGATTAAGGAGTTTGCAAATAATGGACTTAATACTTCTGAACGACGGGTTGTATCAATTAGTAGCTGTCACAAAGGAGATGATGGAGGGTATATCATTACTGGAAAAAGTAGATTGCTTTGATCTCTGTGACATACTTAGATTACATCTGGCCACATACTATGAGGCACCATATAATGTGCATGTCATGAACGATGGCACTGGACATTTTTACGGATGTATCTGTCGTTAGATGGTAGAATTTTCTTTACAATCAAAGGCTGTATATATTCTAAATTCATCAATAGATTTTGGATCAAACGTTCTCAATAATTCACTAGAATAATCATAACCATAATAGGCACACTCATGATAGGTATTAAATTCTACGACAGGTGTGGGTATTGACTTACAATCATTACCAGGGATACCGCTACAGAGTAACATTAATAAAATAAATTTTGTCATTGACTTATTGAGATAATATCCTATATTGTGTGTTAAATATGAAAGAGAGGATATAATATATGACAGACATAAGCAAATACAAAAATGTATCGCTGTCCAAAGATACTTATACTAAAATAGATAAGATCAGGCGCGTTATACAACCAAACACTACGTTAAGTAGAAGTCAAACAATAAACATTTTGGTAAATGAAAAATTAGAAAAGTTAAATGGAAAGGTAAGACATGTATCAAATAACTGAAGAACAGAGAAAACAACTATTGCAATATATGTGGACAAGACCTTATGGAGAGGTTGCATCACATGTTGCGATGTTAGCATCATTAAAACCAACAGAAAGTAAAAAGGATGAGTCAAAAAAAGATCTGTCCTAACTGTCAAGGTAATGGCTTTGTTAAAACACACAAAGCTGCAAACCCTGCAAATGATACAGTTATGCAATGTACCATATGCAATTCGAAAGGAGAAATATATGATAAGGAATTTGATGAGTATTTTGATAATCACCCTCTGCTTAAGCCATTGCAGTCTAAGCTCCACTGACATGCTTAACATAGGAGCAGCAATATATGGAGGCATAGAAAGAGATGAGTGAGAAAGGACCAAACGATCTGGAATACAGGATAGAGTATCTGACAAATCAGAATGACTATCTCAAACGATCTAACAAAAAATTAATAGATAAAAATAAAATTTTAAATGAAGAGTTTGATAGATTGTTAGAAGAGAATACTAATTTTAGATTAGTCAAAAAGAAAGATAAAGTTACATGATGTCTTTTTCTGATAAATTATTATTTTTGGTCATGGCAGTAGCTTTGATTATAACTATGGGTTTTGTTACAATGATTTTTAGAGATCTCAATGATTTATGGGTCGAGATATTAAATTATAAACAAAGAATTCAAAATCTAGAAACACTTATATTACTACATCATAACAAAATAGGCTGTAATATATAAAAATATGGAGATATAAAATGAGTGACGAGAAGATACGTTTAGATTATCAAATGTTTAGATGGGGACCTTTGTTGGTAAGGTTTAAAGTACCAGAGGATCTTCGTAAAAAATTTTTAGAGGAGGCATATGCAAGTAGTAAGGATTTTGAAAAGAACCTTGCAGGGGTTATAACGAAAGAGGTGGGTTTTAGAAATATAGAGATGTTTCAACCTTTCTTTCATACCGTTTTTGAGATGTATGCGGACGCGCAATCTAAGTGGGCACCAGAGGTGGGCTCCACGATCGAGACGTTCAAACAACAGTATCTGATAGAGGCTTTATGGGCAAATTTTCAAGGACCTGGAGACTTTAATCCACCACACGATCATGGCGGAACATTGTCCTGGGTGATATTTCTACAGATGCCCGAAGAATTGATAGAGGAAAATAAAAAATACCAAGGGCGTAGCGCGGGACCTGGTGGATTGACATTTATATATGGTGAGGGCCCAAGAAATTACATAAGTCATCACTCCTTCTTTCCTGAAGAGGGTGATATGTTTATCTTTCCCGCCTCTCTGAAACATTGGGTGTTTCCGTTCAAAAGCGATTGTGTCCGTATATCTGTATCGGGTAACGTCAATGATTCTATCAAATATAAGGATCTTAAAAAATTAAAGGAGGTTAAAAAAAATGAACAAGGTAACGATAAAAAGAGTGATTAGAAGACAATTTAATGACATTATAGACGAGGAGAAGAAGTTACGTAGTGTCTTGGCCATGGAAACGAACGACGAGCATCCAGAGGCCTTATTTAGCGGTCTATATACCAGAGTCGAGCAACATTTAGATAATATAAATAAATTACAAAACAGGATGGTGTTGTTACAGGATATAGTAGATCCAAAATGATAGACACGGATATTGCTTACATAGCAGGTATTTTTGATGGAGAGGGTTGTGTGTCTTATAAACAATATATGCGTA